TAGCGAGACCAGCACCCACGGAGATAGCTATGGCAGCAACACCAGAAGCAAAGGTGAAAAGAAAGGTAGCAGATGCGCTAAAGAAGTTAGGTGCTTACTACTTTTATCCTGTCACGGGGGGCTACGGTAAGAGCGGTGTACCTGACATTGTTGGGTGCTATGAAGGGAAGTTTTTTGGCATCGAATGCAAAGCTGGTAAAGGGAAAGTAACGGCGTTGCAGGCTAGAAACTTAGAAGAGATTGCGGCGGCGGGTGGACTCGCTGCGGTGGTGAACGAGGATAGTCTGCACGCAGTTGCGGATATTCTCAATGAGAGAGAAACCGATGAGCGTCAAATGATGCTTGATTTTTTAGGAGACCAAAATGGCGAATGGGACTAAGGCAGCAAAGCTGCGTAGGTATTTTAAGAAGAACCCTGAAGCGACAGCAAGAGAAGCTGCGGAGTGGGCAAACTGTAGTTACGGAAACGCTTGGACGATCAAAAAAGAGTTCTGTAAAACAACTCCTGTGGTCAGATCCAAGGACTACATTCCAAAATCACAGGTACATAAAACACCGCTATCGGACAACGCAATCGAATACGTTGATGGTAGGCCCACTATGAAACTCAAGTTAAAAGAAGAGGTGTTAGCCAAGCAGATGGCACAGATAGCGGGCCAGAGTGACGGTAGCACTGCATCCTATTACGAGTTACCTGCTGGAGCGCAAGAGCTACAGGATCTTATCTCGTATAAGAACATGAATGCTCAGATCGGAGAGATATTTCGAGCGGCATATCGCTACGGGCAATCTTCACACAGTGATCAGTTACGTGACGCTAAGAAGATTAAGTTTTATATCGACGCTGAGATTAAACGTCTTCTAGGGGGTTGATATGACTGAGGTTGCAGACTTAAAGGTGTTCTACGTGACCGTCGAAGAAACTATTTCAAGGCAGGTGGTGGTCGAAGCAAAGAACGAAGAAGAGGCACGATACCAAGCTATAGATGACTGCGGCACGGTTGTTCGCGTTCCTATCACCACAGGTAAAACTGTTATAGCTATATCGGAAAGGGAGCGGGTGTAGTGGACTTAATTACACTCGATTTTGAGACGTACTACGACAAAGACTTTTCATTAACAAAATTAACCACGGAAGAGTACATCCGCGACCCTCGTTTTGAGATCGTGGGTGTGGGGGTGAAAATAAATAATGGTGCTACGGAGTGGGCGTCTGGCACGCATAAAGAACTCAAGGGATACTTCGACGAGTTTGACTGGGCTGGCAGCATGGTGCTGGCTCACAACACTATGTTCGATGGTGCTATATTATCTTGGTTATTTGATATTCGCCCTCGCGTTTGGGCTGATACTTTGTGCATCGCCCGTGCTATTCATGGGGTGGAAGCTGCTGGAAGCCTCAAAGCACTTGCGGAGAGATACGGTATAGGTGTCAAAGGCACTGAGATACTGAATGCTTTAGGCAAGCGCCGAGAAGAGTTTACTGATGACGAGTTAGATCGTTACGGTGACTACTGTGTCAATGACGTTGAACTTACCTACAGACTGTTTAATAAGTTTCTGAAGCAAGGGTTCCCAAAGAAAGAACTCAGGATCATTGACTGCACGCTACGTATGTTCATACATCCCCTGTTAGTTCTAGATTCGTGTTTACTGCAAGAACATCTTGAGCAGATCAAGCAACGTAAGGATAAGCTGTTATGTGATGCTGGTGTGGCCGACAAGAAAGAGCTGATGAGTAACGACAAGTTCGCAGAGTTGTTACGCTCAAAGGGTGTCGAGCCACCAACCAAGACTAGCCCGACTACAGGCAAGGATGCCTACGCATTCGCAAAGACAGATGACGGATTCAAGAGCCTTGTAACGCATGCCAATCCAGAAGTGCAGGCGTTGGCGGCTGCTAGGTTGGGTAACAAAAGCACGCTAGAAGAAACACGTACGCAGCGGTTTCTCGACATCGCGGAGCGTGGAACTCTGCCGGTTCCTGTTCGGTACTATGCGGCACACACTGGCAGGTGGGGTGGGGATGACAAGATAAACCTACAGAACCTACCCAGTCGTGGGCCTGACGGTAAGACGTTAAAGAGAAGTATCGTCGCGCCTGACGGATACATACTCATAGATTGCGACTCGTCGCAGATCGAAGCACGAGTGCTGGCGTGGTTCGCAGGGCAGACTGACCTGACTGACGCATTTCGTAAAAAAGAAGATGTGTATATCAAGATGGCAGCACGCATATACGACGTGGAAGAGTCGGAGGTGACAAAGAGACAACGGTTCGTTGGCAAGACCACGATCCTCGGTGCTGGTTACGGTATGGGCGCGGTAAAGTTTCAAGCGCAGTTGAAGTCGTTTGGCACGGACATAGAATTAAATGAAGCGAGGCGCATCATCGACATCTATCGTAACGCGAACTGGAAGATAAGCCATGTGTGGCGAGAGGCGCAGAACATGGTTAGTCACATGGCGCAGGGTGACTCCTATCAGTTTGGTAGGAAAGGTGTGGTCGAAGTCATGGGAAACCGGGAAGCCATCCGTCTACCATCTAAACTCCTAATGCGTTATGAGGATCTCAAGGGAGAGCAAAACTCGAAAGGGACTGAGTACACATACAAGACACGCAACGGTAGAACGCGGATTTACGGTGGGAAAGTGATAGAGAATATCTGCCAAGCGTTAGCGCGTTGTGTGATAGGCGATCAGATGCTGTTGATAAATAACAGATACCGAGCAGTGCTGACAGTGCATGATTCAGTTATTGCCTGCGTGCCTGAGTCCGAGGCAGAGGAGGCTCAACAATACGTCGAACGGTGCATGAGATATGTGCCAAGATGGGCGAAGGGACTGCCGTTAGAATGTGAGAGTGGTATGGCATACGCATACGGGGATTGTGAGTGAATGTAGCGCCGTGGTCGTTCAGTAAGATCAAGGCGTTTCAACAATGCCCTAAACAGTTCTATCACGAGAAAGTGCTGAATCAGTACCCGTTTAAGGAGACTGAGGCGACGTTGTATGGAACAGCTTTTCACGAGGCTGCGGAGACATACATCCGCGACGGGGGCGAACTTGACCCTAGATTTAGTTACGCAAAGGGCGCACTTGATGCACTGAACGCCAAAGAAGGCGACAAGTTATGTGAAATAAAGATGGGACTAACAGAAGATCTAGAAGCGTGTAGTTTCTGGAGTCGTAATGTTTGGTTTCGTGGTATCGCAGACTTACTGATACTAAATAATGATAAAAAGTTAGCTTGGGTTATTGACTATAAGACAGGTAAGTCGGCAAAATACGCAGATAAAGGGCAGCTAGAACTCATGGCTCTGGCTACTTTTAAGCACTATCCCGAAGTGGAGACCGTTCGGGCTGGGCTGTTGTTCGTAGTTAGCAATGACTTGATAAAAGATAACTACACTATAGAGCAAGAAGAAACGATGTGGACAAAATGGCTGGGTAAATACAGCGACATGGAAACAGCTTTTGAGAATGACACATGGAACCCCAACCCCAGCGGGTTGTGTAAAGCATGGTGCCCAGTGTTGGAATGTCCACACAACGGGAGAAACTAATGCCTTATAAAAATCCAAAAGACCGCAAGAAACAAAAGAACCCGCGTGTTGGCACCAAGGCACACGAGGCACGTATGGAGAGACAACGTGCTAGACGTGCTATGGATAGGACGGGACGCGATGCCAACAACAACGGCAAAGCCGATAAGCGTGAGGGTAAAGACGTTAGCCACAAGAAGATGTTAAGTCGTGGCGGTAGCAACAGAGATGGCGTGCGTGTGGAGAGCAGAAGCGCCAATCGTAGTCGTAATGGCAAAAGCCCGAGACGTAGATGAGAGAAGAGCTTAAAGGGTTGTTGCTAGGATTTAGCATTACTCTTGGCATATATCTTGTGGCTCTGATTTTGTATTTGATGACTTTGTTTGATTAGTGGGGCACAAAGGTCGGGTGAGCGGTGGCATCCGACTTCTCCTCGCAGTTGGAGACCATGCTGCATAAAGAATGGATGAGATGAAGCACGCTCCCCACGACTAGGTATTGTTGTGGTTCCTAGTGAATATTGGCGTCAATCTCATCAACCACCGCATTCAGTTTTGGGGTACGGCCTTTCAGTAATGGTGGGCCTCAACCGGATGCTCGGAACAGGCTAACCCTGTTGCCCTGCCCCACTTTTTATTCGCGTGTTGTGGACACCCACTTCGCGCTTTTTTGCATGAAGGGACAAAACATGGGTAACAGATTTACAGTAGCAGATTTCCAAGCCGAGATAGCGCACACGATGCAGAAGCCTTTTCTGCGGGTCAAAGGTGTGACGCTTCCCACCAAGCCGCTCTTAAAAAGAATGGTAAACGAGTCAGCACCCGCCGTGGTTAGTCAGTTATTGAACAGTGTTGTTTATGAAGTATCGGAGGACGTGGTTCTAGATACGATAGCCAAAATCGAAAAAAGCACTCGTAGGCAGTTGGTCACTACTTTTTGGGAAGCAAGAATCCCACACGAGGATATGTTTATAGCATGGGAAATGCCTAAGCCCGACAACATAGAGGATGAGGGTCAGCAAGTATTTGAAGGCTGGCTGATAACCAAAGTGCAAAGAGAACAGGCTCTCGCTATACGTGTCGATAGCCCAGTAAAAACACCAGAGACGTTCTATCGTTATCAGTACTACGTTGGTGAAGCGGGTGCAGGTGATAAGAGATTAGCGATTACTCATGTTCCCGTATCTATCGCTAATGCAGGTTACTCCGATGACGCACAAGATGAACCGTGGGCGGTTTACGAAACTGAATATGACACCGGCATGAAAGACCAAGCAGGACTAACGCTCTTTGAGGTATTGAAACGTATTGTTGCTATCCCGAAGTACGGTTTTATTAATCCTGTGACGGGTGAGGCCCAAGTAGATTACAACGAATGGGCGCACGCTATAAATCCTGATGAACAGCATATGCTTAATCAGATCTCTGCCATGCCAACCAGTTTTCCAGAGGGCGACTTTGACCCTTATCATGGCGCTTTTAGGTTCATGCAGAGTGCTGTTGAAGAAGAAAATCCTTATGCGATAACGATGATTAAGTCTTTTCCGAAACTGTTGGGGTTCATAGCTGCACAGAATTTTAACTGGGTGTTCACTGAACCCGTGTCTCGTGGCAAACATACAAAGAACATTAGTAGTCGGATGCAACCTCGCAATCGCCACTACAAACTTGAAATCAAACTACCCAAAGAGAAACAAGTTATAGAAGGTAAGCAGACCAAACGCACTCGTGAGTTTGGTAATGCACTGCATGAGGTGAAAGGTCATAAGAGAGAGTACAAAAATGGGCGAGTGATATGGATTGACGCGCACCAACGCGGCGATGCGAAGTACGGCATCGTCACCAAAGACTACGTATTAACGAAAGATAAGAAGGGTGATAGATGATATTTAACGCAAATAAACACAAAGACGATTTTGAAAACGAAGAAGACGCTATTCAGTATATTCATGAGGTGGCGCTGGTGGCTATATCATACGACAAAAAACCCGAAGACCTCACAGATATAGACATTGCTAGAGCCAGAAAGAAAATGAAGAAATATGGCATAGATCTGTCTGTGGATTTGTGGAAATGAAGGTCATAGACAACAAGGCGCTTCTACTACGTTTACGTGATCCGTCAAAAGTCACAGATGTAATACCAAAGAGTAAGGAGTTATCAGGTAATCGTGTAGTCGTTAACTGGGGTGTAGACGAGGCTCACGTACTCAAGAATCTCGACATTCACGCACCGTCGCCCATCGAAGGCAAGTATAAGTGGACGGGCAAACACCAACCATTTAAACATCAAAAAACTACAGCGGGGTTTCTGACACTCAACAAACGTGCGTTCTGCTTCAACGAACAGGGTACAGGCAAAACCGCCAGTGCCATCTGGGCAGCAGACTTTCTAATGAACCAAGGGCGCATCAATCGTGTTCTTGTAGTCTGTCCTCTGTCGATTATGGATTCCGCATGGCGCGAAGACCTGTTTACTTTTGCTATGCACCGCAAGGTGGACGTGGCTTACGGTACAGCAAAGAAGAGAGCGCAGATAATAGAGAGTGATGCAGAGTTTGTCATAATAAATTATGACGGTGTGGCAATCGCATCCGAAGCTATCGCCAACGGTGGGTTTGATCTGGTCATCGTGGACGAAGCAACTCATTACAAGAATGCACAGACTGACCGCTGGAAAACACTTAACAGTTTGCTCGGCCCTGACAAGTGGCTATGGATGATGACTGGCACCCCCGCCGCACAGAGTCCACTGGACGCATACGGTCTGGCTAAACTTGTTAACCCGAAAGCGGTGCCACGCTTCTTTGGTTCTTTCCGTGACCAGACCATGATCAAGGTCACAAACTTCAAGTGGGTGCCTAAGCCCAACGCTACAGAGACAGTCTTCAAAGCATTACAACCAGCGATACGGTTTACCAAGGAAGAGTGTCTTGATCTACCTGACATCATATACACAACTCGTGACGTACCACTCAGCCGTCAGCAGGATAAATACTATAAAGAACTGAAGAACCGCATGGTCATGGAGGCTGCGGAAGAAACGGTGACAGCAGCAACAGCGGCAGTGAACATGAATAAACTGTTACAGATAAGTTCTGGCGCGGTGTATACCGACGACAACGAGGTGGTGGAGTTTGACATCAAGCACAGATACAAGGTTCTGCGCGAGGTGATTGACGAATCCAGCAAGAAAGTTCTCGTATTCGTACCTTTCAAGCACACGATCACACTGCTTGCTGAGAAGCTACGTAAAGACAAGATACCTACGGAGGTCATCAGCGGAGCAGTCAAGGCCAGTGACCGTACGCGCATCTTCAAAGAGTTTCAAGAAACAGATACCCCACGAGTGCTGGTCATCCAACCGCAAGCGGCAGCACACGGCGTAACGCTGACTGCTGCTAACACAATCGTATGGTGGGGGCCGACAAGCTCTGTCGAAACTTATGCACAGGCGAATGCTCGCATCCATAGAACGGGTCAGGATCACAAGTGCACCGTCGTACAGTTACGAGGATCGCACATAGAAAAGCGCGTATACGCACTTCTAGATAACAAAATAGACACACATACAAAAATTATAGATCTTTACCAAGAAATACTTGATTAAGTTACTAGCTATAACTATATTGCATTTCTCGGCAATGGAAGGACAAAACATGGCTGATGCGAAAAATGTAGACGGTGTACCTCTACCAAAACTGACTCAGGCTTATCTGAATTTGAAAGCGGCTAGAGACGAACTGTCTGCGGAGTACAGGAAGGCTGACGAAAAACTTGTCAACAAGCAAAACAAAATCAAGAGCGCGTTGCTCAGTTACCTCAAAGAAAACGACATCAAGAGTGTTAAGACTGATGCTGGTACGTTTTACCGTACGGTTAAGCAGAAGTATTGGACATCTGATTGGGAATCTATGCACCAATTTATTTTGGAGCATGAGGTGCCAGAGTTTCTAGAAAAGCGTTTACACCAAGGAGCGGTTAAGCAGTTTCTCGAAGAGAATCCTGAATTACTGCCGAAGGGACTAAACGTGGATTCTGAGTATGCGCTAACGATAAGGAAGGCGTGATGGAGCAATTAGTTCCGATTGAAGATGTTGCGAAACATTTTGGTGTGTCATTATCCACTGCCCGTAAATGGGTGAGGGATGGGGTCATACCGAAAAACACGTACATAAAGATAGGGCATACCCAAAGATTCGCTTTGGCAACGATTGCAGAAACTCTGTTAAAGGGTGAAGCGGTGGCTGATGAATCTGAAACAGAGGGGTTTGACCCCACGAGTTTCGATCCTGATGAAGACGTGTAG